TGCTGCCGACTTGCTTGCTGGTGGCATGAGAGCCGCAGGGATGGATGTTGGGTACCCTTCAGAACTCGTACAGCGTAGCCTGACAGCACTTGGATTGCCTGAACCTCAAACCACTACTGAGCGCGCTTTGGTCGCTGGTGGTGGTGCTGTAGGTGGTGCTGGTGGTCAACTAGGTGCAGTTAGCCAACTTGCCCGCACTGCAACTAGCCAAACTGGGCGCAACATTGCACAGACTATGGCACAGCAACCGGGTCGTCAGATGCTTGCTGCTGCGCCTGCTGGTGCTGCTGCACAAGTAGTTGGAGAATCGACTGAAAATCCTCTACTTGGAATGCTTGCTGGTGCAACTGTTGGCGCACCGTTCATGGCATTTGGTGGCCCCAAGGGTTCCGTTCCTACTAGCGACAAACTCAAGTCAGAGGCTGCGGCACTCTATCGTAAGTCTGCTGCTCAAGGTGCGATGATTAAACCGTCTAGTCTTAATCAAGCAGGCTTGGACATTCTTCAAAAAGTCAGCAACAAGGTTGTAATTGACCCTCAAGTCGATACTGAAGCAATGGCAGTTATTCGAAGACTTCAAAATACTGCCTATGCCCCACAAAGTCTGGAAGAACTTGACTTGACCAGACAATTCCTTGCTTCTGCAAAAGCCTCTGGCGGCAGAAGTGGGAAGTTTGCTGGTGAAGCGTTGGCCTTGTTTGATGACTATATCGACAATCTTACGATTAACGATTTGTCTTCTACCAAAAAGCCCGGTGTCGCAATCAAGGCACTAGAAAACGCTCGTGCTGGATACGCCAAGGCAAAGAAGATTGAAACTCTTGAAGACCTTTTGACTAGCGCAGAATTGCGGGGTGAAGTCAATTACACGCAAGCCGGTGTGGAACAAGGCATCCGTCAAAAGACTCGCGCTCTTGTCGAAAACCCTAAGCAGATGCGTTACTTCACCAAGGGTGAACAAGAGATGCTTCGTTCTGTTGCCAAGGGTGGACCCATCAACAATATGCTGCGCTGGGTTGGTAAGGTAAGCCCGTCAAGCATTGTCGGTCTCGGTGCTGGCACTTATGTGGTTGGCTCAAGCCTTGGGCCTGCCGCTGCTGCCGCTGTACCTATCATTGGTGCTGGTGCTAAGGCCGCATCTGAGGCATTGCTGCGTAATCGTTATGAAAATGCCATGAGGACTATTGCTGGTCAACCTACTGTCAATCCTATGGTTGGACCGATGGTTGGAGCAACTCGCGGTGCATTGTCTGCCCCTCCGTTGGGGCTTCTTTTCCCTTACGGTGAATAAACATGGCTAAGACAAAGATTTCTGAATACAGCAGTACCGCGTCCAATAACACAGACATTGACGGCATCTCGATTGCAGAGGGAATGGCTCCCTCTAACGTCAACAATGCAATCCGCGAACTCATGTCGCAACTGAAGGATTGGCAGTCCGGTTCCGTATCTCAGGATATGAGCGTCAATGGTGCGTTTACTGCTACTGGTAATGCAGTCCTGAGTGCTGACCTTACCGTAGGTGATGACCTAACCGTAACTGGCGATGCAAGCGTAGGTGGTGCATTTACTTGTACTGGTGTTGCTGTACTGAGTTCTAATCTTAGTGTTGCTGGCACTCTATCTGCTGGTGCTACTAGCCTTGGCGCAGTGACGTTTTCTGGTGCTACTGTAATGAGTTCCACTCTGTCCGTTACAGGTGACGCGACTGTTGGTAGTTCAACCACGAATTCTCATACCCTGAATGGCAGTCTGACTGTCGGCACTTCTACGTCGAATACAGTCACTTTGAATACTCTGTTGTCTGCTGGTGGTGGCACTGGCACTAGCGGTCAAGTGCTTAAAAGCAACGGGACTGCTTCTGCTCCGTCTTGGACTTCGCTTTCTAGCCTTACTGATTTTGGAAGTTCTATTACTTCTGACGGGTATCAAAAACTCCCCGGTGGTTTAATTATTCAGTGGGGACGCGCAGAAGACACAGCAACCAATAAAAGTTTCCCACTTGAATTTCCAAATGCTTGTTTTGTGTTGGTTGGCACTGATAACAACGATTCTTATACTGATAACGCTGTCGCTGCATTCATTGTAAGTAAGTCTCAGTTTAGGCTGAGGTGCGGTAACGCGGCGAATGCTGGGGCTTATATTTATTGGATTGCTATAGGGTACTAATCATGGTCTCAGCCGCTGAAGTGCAGGGAAAACTCACAACACACGAAGCAGTTTGTGCAGAGAGATATGAAGGCATCAACGCTCGCCTGAAGCGGCTTGAAACCATCCTTATCGGTTCTGCTGGCGCAATCATCATTCTTCTATTGGGTCTGGTCATAAAGTGAGCAAATTATGGACTCTCTTGCTGTCGTTAATACACTTTGGCCTATCGCTGTAGGTTTTACTGCTTTGGTATTTTGGCTTGCAAAGTCTCATTCTGATATTGAACAACTGAAGGACAAGGTTCGTACCTTGTTTGAACTATTCAACAAGGAGAAGTGATGCTTACCTTGCTATCTACCCTTCTGGGCTTTTTCTCTTCTGGTCTGCCCAAGGTTCTTGACTTTTTCCAAGACAAATCGGACAAGAAACATGAACTCGAACTCTCACGAATCCAAACCGAGCGTGAACTCCAACTTGCAGAACGCGGGTACATTGCTCAACAAAAAGTCGAGGAAATCAAACTCGACCAAGTCCAGACGCAAGGTTACTACCAAGAACGTCAATCGCTTTACCAGCACGATATTGAGATTGGCAAAGGCGCATCGCAATGGGTTACGAATATGCGCGCAATGGTTCGCCCGTCGATTACGTTCGGCCTATTTGCGCTTCTGGTAATCGTTGACATTGCTGGTATCTGGTATGCCTACACTACTGGCGCATCGTTCAATGAAATGATGAACGCGGTTTGGGACGATGAGACTCAGGCAATCTGGGCCTCGATAATCGCGTTTTGGTTTGGGTCGCAAGCATTCAAGAAATGAGAATTTCTCGCAAGTGCTTGGAGATGATTAAGCACCATGAAGGTGTACGCTCCAAACCATACAAGTGCCCTGCTGGACTCTGGACTGTAGGAGTCGGGCACGTTATCGGCGATGGGAAGACGCTTCCTCCAGAGTGGAACAGGAAACTCTCGAAAGATGAGATTGATTCAATCCTTGAGGCTGACCTTCAGCGTTTTGAAAGAGGTGTACTTAGGCTATGCCCTAATCATCTCAATCAAGGCAGGTTTGACGCTCTCGTATCCTTTGCTTTCAATGTAGGTCTCGGAAGTCTTCAACGTAGCACACTACGAATGAAACATAACCGTGGAGAATTTGATGCTTGTAGCAAAGAGTTCTTGAAATGGTCAAAAGCCGGTGGTAAGGTTTTGCGTGGATTGCTAAATCGTAGAAAAGACGAGGCCCAACTGTATGCAACGACTTACTGATGAAGAATTCATCGCCGCGTGGAATACGCATAAAAGTGCTGCCAAGTTAAGTAGAGAGATTGGTGTTGGAATAAGAAACATCCACTCAAGGCGCAGGGCGATTGAGAAACGTCACCAGATTGTTCTAACCGCAGAACATGAAAACAGTCCAACGCGGACGGGCACCATTGATATATCTCGTGGCGTGGCTAATTGGGAAATAGCAAATGGAATGGTGTTCATCTTCTCTGATGCACACTATTGGCCCGGAGAACCATCGACTGCCCACAAGGGGATGGTTCATCTGCTGAAGAAGTATCGTTCTAGTGTTAAAGGTGTCATCTGCAATGGAGATGCCTTCGATGGTGCCAGTATCTCCCGCTGGCCTTCTTTGGGGTGGGAACATAAACCCACAGTCAAGCAAGAACTTGAAGCAGTACAAGACAGGCTTGATGAGATTCGTAAGGCAGTTCCTAGTGCTAGGTTCTTCTGGCCTTGCGGCAATCACGATGCACGGTTTGAAGGTCGGCTTGCTAATGCGACACCGGAATATGCTGGTATCAATGGAATCCACTTGAAGGACCATATCCCAGCATGGATTCCCTGTTGGCGTGTAGATATTAACGATGATATCGTTGTCCGTCATAGAGAAGCAGGCGGGGAACACGCAGACTGGAATAACGTAGTGAAGTCAGGCAAGACCATGATTACTGGTCATGACCATCGTATCGGGGTCGTCCCGTATGACTGCTACGCTGGACTACGTTATGGTGTGCGTACTGGGATGCTGGCAGATGATGCCCTAGACCCTCAGTTCAACAATTACATGGAAGCCAAACAACCTAACTGGCACTCTGGCTTTATCGTGCTTACATTTGTAGACTGGCAACTCCTGATGCCAGAAGTAGCCCGTAAGTGGTGTGATGGAGTAATTGAGTTCCGTGGCGAACTAATTGAAGTTTAGGTCTTTCCGGTGAACCTTTAACCACTCTAGTGCCTCATCATTGAGGCACTTAAAGTTTCTGCCTATCGTTTGGGAGCCAGCGTGATGAACATATGCCCTGCTGACAAAATGCCGGAATCCGAGTTTGGACAAGTCATGACACCAGACGTCGTCACTGAACCAGTTGATTGGCGGAATACGGACCCCACTGTCCCACCCTTTGCGTGTGATTGCTGCAAAGATTGGTGCAATTACACCTACTTCTTTGATTAATGATTCTGATGCCCACTGCGGGCCTGAGCGAGAATCATTCTCAATAGTGCAGCGGATATTCTGTTGCCACATTACGAAGTCAGACCTACACCCTAGCAAACCCACCTGTAAGCCCTTGAGAACTTCTAGGTCACGCTCTAAATCTTGGATGGTAGTTGGGGTTAGGACTACGTCATCGTTTGCAATGTAGAGCGTCTCACAAGGCCACGAATCAAACGCTGCCTGTATCGCTTCATTGTATGACTCGCCAAATGATTTACCCCTGTTAGGGTGATATAGAGTCTGATTGCCAAAGTCTGCATCGCCACTCCTACGAGACCACAGCACAGGATGACCTTGTGCATATGCCTTGATAGAAGCGGCGAGTACAGGAACGCACCTACCGTTTGTGCTGCATATAACGATAGGCGATTGCATCACGCAGCCTTGTTAAATCCAGCATCGTCCAAAATACGGGCAATGTCGGGAGGTTTCCATCCCTCAGGCTTAAGAACTTTTCCATCTGCTCTCCGATTGACCTTGCCGGTCTTCAAGTCGATTTTCCTAAGATTTGAGAGTGCTACTGCGTCCCAAGCAGTTTCAACCGGATAGCCCTTTGCATGGGCATACCCAATTAGCGTCCAGATGGTGTCACAGATTGCGTCAAGTTCTGCAACTGAGTTACCACCCTCCACTGCTTCGCTCAGTTCATTCATTTCCTCATTGATGAGTTCAAGATACAACTGAGCAATCTCGCCAGACTTGCCTTGGTCACAGGCAGTCATAAAGTTCTTTACGTCTTCAAATACGCTCATGTTCACCTCAGAAGGGCACGTCTTCCAACTCGGGATTGTTTGTGCTGCCGTAAGGCGGCTTTTCAGGTTTGCTTCCCAACAGTGTCAGTTGGTTTACCACGATATTAGTCGATTGACGCTCGTTACCTTCCTTGTCCTTGTACTTGGAAGTACGCAGAGAACCCTCTACGAGTGCCTGAGAACCCTTCTTTAGATACTGACCGGCAATCTCAGCGGTTCGTCCGAATGCGACACAGTTGTGCCATTCAGTCGATTCCTTCTTCTCGCCATTCCGGTTTGCTACATTTGTGGTAGCGATTGAGAAAGAAGTCACTTGACTACCATCCGTCGAATGCTTGACAACAGGGTCTTGCCCCAAGCGTCCGAGAATCATTGCTTTATTCAAAGTTTTCACTCCAGAAAATGTCCCATGCGGAACGAATGCTCACGAACTTCTGTTCGTCAGCGTTAAGCGGTACTGCGATACCTTCCTTGCCGTCAAACACCCAGAGATGCGCTATAGGAATTCCTGTAACCATCATCTGATGCTGCATTTGCATGGCGTAGTGGTCTGGAACTTCCCCATTCTCTGCTTGCTTCCAGAGGTCTGAGGTCTTTCCCTTCATGGGGCACTTGATTTCTACGATTAACTCGTTGAACAAGTCGATACCGTCAAGAGAAGCACCATAATCGCCACTAACGAAAACTGCTGGGCGAAGTAGACCAACGATTCCTTGATATACGTCACGCGCCACCGGCTCAAGGTCTTGCCCTCGACGCATCGCGTAATTCGTCTTCGCATTCTCGCCCCTCTTAGCCTTGACGATATCTTTAGGCTTCTGCCAAGGAGACAACCCCATAATAACAGGAGTCTCCGAAGCCATGCGCTTAGTTTTGCGGAAGTCTAACCATTCTTGACTTCCCTGCACAAGTTCTACTTCAATCAAGACAACACCACATACAGCAAGTAAACCAGCATTGCAATGGGTGCTGCTAGGCCGATAGCCATTCCTAGCACTCCGAATGCAAGCCACAAGTCATAAAAAAATGTCTTCATTGAATTCTCCGAAGTCATTTAGACCAAAAAAGAGAGATTAACCTAGCGAACTGCTGCCTCTCGTAGTCTGCCACCAGTTCGGCAAAGCGGATGAGTTCTTCTGGAGTTGCAGTCCACGGGTCGGCCACTCCATCATGAAAGTACATACCAGACTCATGCGCCATACGGATGATGCCATCACTGTTCATTACGAATTTCCTCTGCCGCAGACAATAACGCACTTTTCATAGGTGGGCTATTAGTTTCTTTTGCCCTGCGCTCAAGAATGGCTAGACAGGTTTCCTTTCCACCTACCAGACAAGCGAATCGCTCAAGTGCAGCAATGACTGCTGGGTTAAGTGGAACAATTCTGTGAATGTCACATTGACGCGCCATCTCTGCTATATCCATCTGCATCCTTCACACCCCTTATCTGTAGCCTTTAAGTCGTAAAGGCAGTCCATTGCCATGCGGAACGGAATTGTCTTCATCCGTCTGCGTCCGTCCTCAAACCATCCGTCCTGAACTTCCAGAGTCGTTTTGAATGGCTTTCTGTTGTGACAACCGTGTGCGGTAGTCTTTGCTTCTTTCTGATGGACTTCTTGCTTCTGGTCTTTGGACATCTGGCTTGTTTCCCCATCTGTAGGCAGGGATAAATGACGTTGCCTCTCTATCCCATCCGCAAATGTAAATCAGTTCAAGCGTCCACAGTTGCCGGAGATGGACCTGAGCAGTCTTTTGATGGATGCCAAGTTCGTGGGCAATGTCATACTTTGTATATGCCTCACGGTCTTTGAGTTTGTTGATAATTTCGTAACACTCATACTTCCTTGACATTCACCACCTCAAACTTTCCTTCGTTGCCTTCTTCCTGCTTGTCAAGCCACTCAAGCAGAGACGCGCAGTAAGCATCCGCAATAAGAACCTTGTCTCCAGCAGACTTCCATTCCTTCTTCAAGCAATGCTCATGAACCTTCTTGAGATTCTTTTCAATAACGATAAGAAGCATTGCGTAGTCAGTTTCAACCGATTTCATATTCTTCCCCTCTACCGTATTCAAATTTCTCAATCATATCTTTGATTGAGCAGTATGGCTTTTCGTCTGTTTCAATAATCTTTAGTTGGTTACTACTGCAACAGTCACCATCAGTTGTGTACAAGGTGCCAGTAACCCAATCGGCTAAAAGATTCTTTTCCCACTCTATGACAGACCCATTGCCAATGCGCTTGAACTTCTGCGCCTGTATCTCTGCAAACCACCTGAGAGAAATCCCTGTCAGCGTCTTAACCTTGCGTTGCTGAAGTTTGGTCTGGTCATACTCCCTATGGAGCATAATCAGATTGACTTCTCCCAAGCAGTCATCATCATTCGCTAGATTGAACACCCTCATTCTTTAGTCTCTTTTTGTTGAGGGTGGAAACAATGCTGCCGTACTTCAGGCGAGGAATCTTGCTCAGAGAATCGACCTTGTAGAAGGCACAGATTTTCTCTGCTGACGAACCGACCTCTGCTGCCAACTTCTCAATCTTCTCGCAGTCCTCGTCTGTGAGTGTAGCGTTATCCTCCTCAGATGGAGGCAGGTCTTCTCCGTTGTAGATATACAGTCCGAGACCGTGGAGGGCGATAGCCTTTGCCAAGCAACGCTGCATTGCCGTATTGACTTGGAAAGAGTCAGGGTTATCGACTGCCTGATTTCGATGGTTCATCACTGGCAACTGTGCAGTGCGAGACACTCCGAAAGCATTGACAGTACAGAAGACCATCATCGTATTGCCAAACATATGCGGAGTGGCATATTCCCAAGTCGCTGTAGGGTCTTGCATGAGCAACTGGTCAACTGCCCATGCCCATGAAAGGTATGTAAGCCCATTCTTCTTCTCGACGTACTTGGATACGTCAATCTTCCTCAAGTCTGCGTATTTCACTATATCTCCTAGTTGCAAACTGTGTTGCAGTTACCGTAAGCGCAGCAGGTCGTACAGGTGACCAACTGCCCGTTGATGAAGTAGGTGTGATACGAACAAGCCGCGTACACCATTCCGGCAGATGCCAGCATCCAGATACCGAGTAGCCACTTAATCACGAAAATCTCCTTGTGTCAAAGTTTGCATCTCCAACTCGTGCAGTTCGTTGAGAACACCCTCAAGGTGTCGCGCCAATCCCGACCACGGGCGAGGGTCATACGGTGCGCCTTCAAGTAGAGTCTGGGGCGGATAGACGATTGAACGTAGTGGGATTCCATACTTATTCTCCCCAGCAGTCCTGAATCCGTCTTGCATCGTAATCCGCACACTCTGAGAGATAGTCCTCAAACGCTGCACAGAGTAGTCCACCGACTGCCTCATAGTCGCACTGCTTGACTGCCGAGCAGATTGACGATTCTGCTTCGAGTTTGCCGCTATACCACTCCAAAAATTCTGCGAAAAGTTCTGCACGGTTGTAGCCCTTATAGATTTGTTCTGCATCGCGTTCCAACTTGGCGGAATCCATTACATACCCCTCAGATGGTCGGCAATGACACGGCAAGCACTGGCAGGCTCCTGCCTGTTGTGTTGCAGGTAAGTCTCCTCCAACTTCTGAACGAAGTCAGCGATGCGATTGCGCTCACGTTCAATGGTCTGTGCGCGCTCGGTCATGTGGCGTACTACGTCTTGCAGTTCCATGTTCGTCTCCGTTGTTGTTGTGCTGCGGACTCCATCATCCGGCTTTTTTTCTTCGTGTCAACTCCTCGACAAGAAATTTTTTTGTGGCACACTTGAGCCTCCTACAAGGAGAACCCATGCTCATCACACAAGACGATATCAACCGTTACGTCCCACCCAAGACTGCGATGGCAGTCAAGCAGGCTAGTCTGTTCGAGGATGAGGTTAAGGAGGCTTTCCTTAACCCAGAGATGCTACAAGGAGCAACATTGCCTTGGCCTAAGACTCACGAGAACATTCGCCTGCTGCCGTCTTGTGTAAGTGTCTGGTGCGGTGTGAACGGCCACGGCAAGAGTATGGTTACGTCTCAGGTAGCCCTCGACTTGCTTTTCCAAAACCATAAGGTCTGCATAGCCTCGTTTGAGATGAAGCCAGTTGCAACGCTAAAGCGCATGACTAGGCAGGCATTGGGATTTGCAAACCCAACGGAACAGTTCATCGAACAATTCCACAGGTTCCTCGACGGTAAACTTTGGATTTATGACCAACAAGGCACTTGTGATGCAAAAGAAGTGCTTAAGGTCATACGTTACTGCGCTGATGTTTTGGGCGTTACTCACTTTTTCTTAGACTCGGTCATGAAGGTGATTCGCCACGAGGACGATTACAACGGTCAAAAAATGTTAGTGGACGAAGTTTGTTCTATTGCCCGTGACCACAATATTCATATCCATCTTATCCACCACATTCGCAAACTTGCTGACGAGTCTCAGGTTCCGGGTAAGTTTGACTCAAAAGGCAGTGGCTCGATTGCTGACCAAGTTGATAATTTTTTCACTGTTTTCAGGAATAAGAAGAAGGAGCAAAGAATTGCTCGCGGCGAAGAAGATGATGGTGTAGATGCCCTGTTGTGCATGGACAAGAACCGCCACGGAGAGTGGGAGGGTAGGGTTGGTCTATTCTTTGACAAGAAAGGTTTGTTCTATGGAGAAACAGAACGATGGAGAGCGAATTACACAGACAGAATCGACAAGCAATGCCAACAATCGCAAAGTTTGTCGATGAACTCAAAGAAATTTTCGGAACTGTACGCGTAAGGTATGCACAGGAGAATGGAATTGAACGGGGAACTAAGGTTTGTCGTGCATTCGATGGACCACTTGAGAGCGGCATTTTCAGCCGCGAGTCAGGCACTAACTGGAGACTGCTTTATCCTGACACTACAGAAGGAACAGGAGAAGCGCAGGAATCAGCAAAACCGCCGGTACTGGGCAGTGCTGCACGAAATATCAGAGCAACTAAATATAAGTGATGTTGAAGCGTGGCACGAATGGTGCAAACGTAGATTCATCGGGGTCAAAGAGGTTAAACTCCCAGATGGCGAAATCATCAACGTAGGCAAAAGCAGCACAGAACTAACAGTCAAGGAATTCGCCGACTACATGACTTCAATCGAAGCGTGGGCAGTTGACCAAGGAGTGATTTTTCAGGAACTACCATGAGGGTCGTGGAACAACTGCTGGAATACCGTAGGATTTATGCAGAACAAATAGCCGCAGCAAAAAACAGATGGAACCCAACACAAAGGGCCATACTTGATGCACTCACTGACGAGCCGCTGACGATTGCTAAACTTGCTGAAAAGACTGGCATCAATCAAAGCACACTCACAAAGAACATCAAGGACTTGTGTAGTTACGATGGAATCAATGTGATAGACAACGGCAGGCATCTGCCAAGACTTTATTCTCGTGGAGACAGTTTCGAGTCAATCTATGGCTAACAAAGTAGAGAAGCAACATATGAACCGCGTGGCAGAGATTGGATGTATCCTCTGCAAACATCTAGGTCTAGGAGAGACTCCTTGTGAACTTCACCACCCCCGTACTGGCACTGGTGCTGGCCGTAGGGCTAGCCATTTCGACGTTATTGGTCTTTGTCCTGAGCATCATCGTGGCAACTCAGGACTGCACGGTATGGGTAGAAAAGCCTTCGAAAAGTATTATGGCATCACTGAACTAGAACTTTTGGAGAAAGTAACCGAATGTCTGCGCTAGATACACAGATTGGTGGCACACACTATAAAAAGTTTGTAATTGAACCGATTGAGTTTATTCACAAGAATGGAATCGGATTCTGCGAGGGCAACGCAATCAAGTATCTGGTGCGTTGGCGAGAGAAGGGCGGGAAACAAGACTTGCTAAAAGCCAAGCACTACATCGACCTGCTGCTGGAGATGGAAGGTGAGTAAGTTCCAACGTGAGAAAGGCAAACGCGGAGAACGCGCAGTTGCAAACATCATCTTTGAACTTACCGGATGGAATGCTCAACGCAGGGTCAGGAACGACCACGGTGATACAGACCTAGTCGGCATACCCGGATGGGCAGTCGAGGTCAAAGACCACTCCAAGGCCACTATGGGAGATATCTATTCATGGTGGCAGCAAACTTGCAATCAATCAAAAGGCGCAATTCCTTTGCTTGTCTATAAAAGACAACGTGGTGAGTGGCGTTGCGTGTATCCATTATCTATTCATTTATGTATGCAAGAGGCCGATTGGTGGAAGGACTATTCCTACACGGTAGAGACCTCGATGGAAGGATGGGCGGCAGTAGCAAGAGAGGTCTGCAATGGGAGTGATTGAACGCATGACACGCGCCACAACGAGTTCTAATCTCAAGTGTGATGACCTACACTTCGACGCTGATTTAATCGCGTCTAGCGGGCTTGTAGCCCGTAAGAAGGGTCTTGGCGCACTGGCCTTCTGGTCTAAGTATGCTCAGGACCATTCAAAGACCAAAGAACTGCTCCGCGAACTCATGACGAAGTTCGTAGGCAAGAAGCGTCAAGAGCGTTCCAACCTATCTAAGCGAGTCCTGCACCAGATTGCGGAGTCTGCTCTGTGCTACTGGCTAACGGATGTTTGCCGTGCCTGCAAAGGTGTCAAGTTCGAAAAGTTAGAATCGAACGAGCAGGTTCTAAGCGAGAAGTGTTGCACTAGGTGCAAGGGTTCGGGCAAAGAAGCCCCTCCAAACTCACATGATGTTGGTCTGGATGAACTAGATAATAGCCGATTCCGCGAGGAGTTTGCCGATTGTCTAGAAGTCCTGAACGAATCTTTCATGGACTACGCAGAAAGACTTGCAAAGAAGGTCAAAAAATAAGGGGCCGAAGCCCCTTTGTGTCAAGATTTTAGAATTAATGCCAGTTTATTTAAAAAGTCTTGATTGTGTTCTTGCGCCGCAATCATAACCGCCGCACTTGCCCCAAGACTGCGACGCGTAGCGGCATCCAGTACAGCATCTTGGTCATACTTCCGCATTCTTTCCAGCGTGCGTGAAGCCAACAGGTCAACGATGGCTTGCTCTTTTTCGTCTTGCGTCATCTAACTCTCCTTGGTTCATCTGATTGTGTTAAAGAGCAGTGCTGCAAGGTCTATTATCCTGACTTTTCGCATCTGTGCAATTTGTTCTTCTGATGCTACCCATAAGCATTTGCTTATAGTTGACAAGTGGACAAAGATGGACTATCTTGGTGGTGTCTGATGTGGCAGTCAGACATTCGCTGATAGCAAGAACCTCATTGAGATAGGGGCTTGTGTGGTCTAAGACGCCAATCAGCGGGTGTCAAGGATTGCCCAAGCCAAGGGCCAAGCCTCTATCTGAATGGGGTTTTTCTTTTGGCACAGACCGTCTAGTTCGTCGGGTAACGACAGGGGCTAGAGGATAACCGTACTGTGGGATAGTCCTGAGATACGGATAGCGGCGTCGAAGATAGCACCGCTAGGACGAAAAGGCTGTCGGGTGAAGTGGCTCCGAGTCGGGAAACTTCTGAAGGTACACCTAGGATGGTCTAGGTGTGTCCACCAAATCGGGAAGTATATAAATATATATATCACTTGATTAACTTTGTATCAGGTGATAAATTGTTCACAAGAACTATAACTATTGACAGACAAATAGTTGTGGTTCGCTCGCTCTCCGTGTAGTGCCTTAACCCGCTTCGGCGGGTATTTTTTTGGAGTCAATCATGCCGATGGTCGGAAACAAGAAATATCCATATACTGCTGCTGGCATGGAAGCCGCTAAGAAAGCCGCTGCCAAGAAGGGCGTGAAGACTGCCAAGAAGACTTGGAAGGGCATGGAGAAGAAGAAATGAACAAGGCAGAGAAGAAGGTTGGCAAGGTTATGCGCGAGTACAAGAAGGGCGAACTGCACTCTGGAAAGGGTGGCCCTGTCGTGAAGTCGCGTAAGCAGGCCGTGGCAATCGCTATGTCCGAAGCAGGCATGGCTAAGAAGGGCAAGAAGAAATGAAGCCCGGTCTCTACGCAAATATCAACGCTAAACGCAAGCGTATCGCTGAAGGTTCAGGCGAGAAGATGCGTAAGCCGGGAACCAAAGGCGCACCTACGGCAAAACAATTTAAAGCCGCTGCGAAAACGGCCAAGAAGTGATTATCTGGTTCAACCTCTTCCTGCTGACAAATGGGCATCTAGTTTTACTAAAGACTGTTGAAACGCTAGAGGATTGCCAGAGTCTACAAATGTGGTATCAGACTCAAAAAGAAGGCGACTATCGTTGCCATTGGGTACAGGTAGAAAAACTATGAATGGAATAACACTCGCTAATTTGCTGGCTATGCTGCAAGGCGGTGTTGCTCCTATGGGACTTCGGTATGACACTGGAACTCCGAAGGGTATGGGCTATATGGGTATGTTGCCTGCCGCCGATGGTGTTGCTACTGAAATATCAACAGAAGATAGTTCTGGCTCGTACCCGCTTATAGTTCCGACTTTAACTAAAAAAGAAGTGAATCATCTTCTGTCTGGTAAGCGTCCTACTGAAGAAATCTATAACAAGGCTCGTATGTGGGCAGACTCTCGTCGCAAGCAAGGAATGAATACCTTTGCTACTCCGCGAGATATTCGTATGCCTGTCGGATTATTGGATTAAATATGAAAAGCCCCGCATGGACACGCAAAGAAGGCAAGGCAAAGTCTGGTGGCCTGAATGAAAAAGGTCGTAAGTCTTACGAATCTGCTAATCCGGGTTCAGACCTAAAGGCTCCGGTTAAGTCTGGCGACAATCCTCGCCGCGCAAGTTTTTTAGCCCGTATGGGTGGCATGGCAGGGCCAGAGCGTAAGCCGGACGGTTCCCCTACTCGTCTGCTATTATCCCTGCAAGCATGGGGCGCATCTAGCAAGGCAGATGCAAAGAAGAAAGCCGCAGCAATCAGCGCACGAAACAAGAAAAAGTGAAGGTCTATATTGGTTATGACAGCAGAGAACACGAAGCCTACGAGGTCTGCCGTCACTCAATATTGTCTCGCGGCAATGTCGATTTGGATTGCTTGGTTCAAAGCAACCTTAGAGATTCTGGGCTTTATTGGCGCGGGATTGATTCTCTGGCTTCGACTGAGTTTTCACTCACTCGCTTCCTTGTTCCGACTCTAGCCGATTCTGGATACGCAGTATTCTGCGACTGTGATTTCCTGTTCCTGACAGACATCAATAAAGTTCTTGATGAGATAAATCCAGAGAAAGCCGTATCAGTAGTCAAGCACGATTACACGCCAAAAGAGTCCGTCAAGATGGACGGATGCAGACAGGACGCATATCCGCGTAAGAATTGGTCGAGTTTCATGGTGTTCAACTGTGACCACCCGAAGGTTAAGGCGTTAACTCCAGAAGTCGTAAACAATGCGACACCGGAATATTTGCACAGATTCCAATGGCTAAATGATGCAGACATTGGTAGCCTGTCGGTGAAGTGGAACTACCTTGTCGGAATATATCCGAGGAATTATCCAGATATACACGCTTTGCACTACACTCTAGGTGGGCCGTGGTTCGGTATAGATTGCGACTTTGCGGATGAATGGGAATGCGAGAGAAGGAAATACCTACTTGCAACGAAGTCGAATACTACGGATACGGTAAGTGGTTAGCGAACCATATAGGGCTTACAATTGTTCCGCAAAATAGGATTCGATTCCAACATATGTGGCTTTGGTGGCCCATTGAGGACAGAGATATTCCGTTTGCTCTTGACCCTAATATCAAGAGTTTTCAGAAGGAATTAACTCAGGATGAACACACGGCAGAAGTGGTAGGAAAAATTATTCCTGCACACGCCGTAGGGATACCGTTCCTGAACTTCCTGAACTCAGAACCGCGTGGAGACTTTAAGCGCAATGGCAGGACGCTGTATGCTCCGGCGCATAGCAATCCGTGGTGTGATTTCTCAAAGGCAGTACACGAGCGTGTAGAGGCATTCACGAGGGATAATGACGTTACCGTTCTACTGGCATGGAACGACAGGAAACTGGCAGGCAATTACACGGTGCCAGTAGAGATTGGTGCAGGAGTCTGGGAAGTTACAAGTTTCTATCGTATGCGGAAGTTATTTTCCGAATACTCATATATGATTACGGACAGGATGGGCAGTCACGTTCTGTATGCTCTAGCCTGCGGTATGAAGGTCGGGCTGAGTGCTAGATACTGGAACGATGATATCTACCACCCTCACGCGATTAGCCACGGGTTGACCGAGCGCGCTAGATACGTCAGAAGTTTGAAATATCTGGATGAGTTATATCCGGGTATAGTGCTTGAAGATGGTTTGCCGACTTACGACAAATGCCCAGACATAATGCACACTTCGCCTTTCGAGATTGCGAGATTATTGGAATGGCCCGTCACACATACGGACTAGAGAACATCAAGGTTCGCTCATGGGGAGAGGGTGCCCAATTGCACATTGGCTCCTTCTGCTCGATTGCGGATAACGTGACGATATTCCTCGGTGGGAATCATCGAACTGACTGGGTAACTACCTACCCGTTCGGGCATATCGGACCGTGGGATTACCACGGCAAAGGTCACCCATCGACAAAGGGTGATGTAATTATAGGCAATGATGTCTGGCTAGGTTCTGGTTGTACAATTATGTCGGGGGTGAAGATTGGAGATGGTTCTATTGTTTCGGCGAGAGCAGTTGTCACGAAAGACATTCCCGCCTATTCCATCGCGGCAGGAAACCCGGCAAGGATTGTCAAAAAAAGATTTACAGACGAACAAATTGATGCGCTACTTGCAAAACCGTGGTGGGAGTTAGACGATAACCGGATACAAGAATTAATCCCGCTTCTCTGTTCTGATGACATTGATGAACTGATATGCGCGTTGTATTCGTAGCCCATCCAGATTGGCAACACGCAGGTTCTACCATTCTCAGGTCACGGCAGATGGCAGAGTTCTGCAAGGCTCACATTCCAGAGCATGAGTTTCATTATCAAACGAGTCTGGACGTAAAGGATTCGGTGGTGATACTCCATAAGTTCTGGCTATCAGCAATCAGTCAGCAACAACTAAAAACTCTCAGAGACAATAACCTTGTAGTGGCCGACCCGATAGACGGGAAGTGCCCAGTCAAGGTTGATGCAAGGTGGAGCGTTCACAGTCAGCAGGATGGGCACTATGTGACGCATCTGGTAGACCTGAGAATCCCGCGAGACCTAAAGGCTATTGACCAGTTCGAGGTCGGCTACTACGGGACGCTACACAATACGGACGCGCCAGAAGGCGTGAGATGCGTTTCCTGCTATGCCGAAGGGGTAGAGGTGCTGAGTGAGTTTTCAGCGCACTACACGCTGCGTAGTGGCTCCGGAGAGGCATTGAAGCCTCCACTGAAAGTGTGGACTGCTGCTGTGTGTGGTGTACCGGTACTGGCGAGCATGGATAATGACGTACCGATTTACTTAAAAGACTATCGGTATACGGCAAACAACGTAGACGAAGCGAGAATCATTCTCAAGCAGATGAGGCAGGAGTTCGGCTCACCAGTTTGGGAGGAATGTAGAAAACAGGTTAAGCAGACTTATTCCGACGAACGAGTTATCAAAGACGTAAGGAAATTTCTAGATGGCATTGCCTGATACGCTGCACTTAGGTTCCGGTCGGCATTTTGTGCCGGAGTTTTTCAACGCAGATATTCTGGAACGAGTAAATCCAGACTGGTTGTGCGATATAACCAAAGTAAAGTTCGGCGAGACAGTCGAGACTAAACGGTTCGGGCCTGTCGAGATTCGCAAGGGTATGTTTAAGAGAATCGTCACGCACGATTGCCTAGAGCATATTCAAGATTTAGTTAAGGCTATGGAAAACTGCCGCGACCTTCTAGAGTCCGGCGGTGTGATGGAAATCGGCGTTCCATACTGGCTGAGTCTAGGGGCTGACCAAGACCCGACTCATGTAAGACGATTTAATGAAATGTCTTGGATATACTATGCTGACTGGGCGTGGTACTTCGGATGGAAAGATTCTGACCGGTTCGACCTGCTGAGTATCGAGTTCAAGAAGTCGGCCTACGGTGAGACTCTCAAGGGTGATATGGAAAGCATCCTGAGAACTCCTACGGCAGTCGATAAGATGTTCGTGAAGATGAGGCGTAGATGACACCGGAAGAAATCTTTGAGAGTCTGCTAGGACGCACCATCGAAGGAATCGAAGTAGATGATGGTGATATTTACATTGAACTAGATGATGAAAAAGTTTTTGGTATCTGGGTAGATGAGGATGGCGACCTGAACGCTAGTCTCATGGGACCAAAAGCAAACTAGCCCCGAAGGGCTAGTGAGGTCAGAACACGCACTGCTCGTACATACAGTACGGGTCTAACTGAGAGACTGCTAGGAATAGAATCCCGGTGAATGCAACTAGCATGAAAAGCATTGACAGGAATTCGCAGACTGCCGGGTGACGTTCATAAAACGAACGGCTCCAGTTTGTGGTGATGTCGTAGCGGTTCATGCTTCGACTGCCTCGACAAGATGTTCGGCGATTTCGTCCCAGTTAACATCCGAGAGGAAAGCGAGGGCAAAATCACAGGCAATATTTCTTTCGTAGATGCTCGTGCTAATGTTCGCTAGCACCATTTCTTCTGCATACGATTTCAGGTCTTTGCTGAGGTTGTAAGTGTTAATGTCTTCTGCATCCTCGTCGGTAAAATCGGTCAGGTAAAGTCCGTCGAACACTTCAAGGTTAACGCGCCAAGTTGCGTAGTTGGTCCAGCCGTTATAAGTAGTCATTTCTAGTATCTCCGTGTAGTAGATAGTCAATCGCTATCCGTGTAAGTACGAGAACACAAATTTCGGTCTAGTGCTATCAGAGTTTTTTATAGGTACTATAAGGTTTATCCAAGACTCCTGCATCGCCAACAATCGCAAGGTTGAATATCTCTGGCAAGGCTATCCAGTTCAGACTTAGTATCTGCGTAAGCGACATGCCGACCATCATCTAAAGCGTATCCGAGTGCGGTAATGAGTTCGTATCCGTCACCGTCGAGAGTATCTTTAACAATTTGATAGTGTTGCATTTGTAAATCTCCTATACAGGGGCCGAAGCCCCTAGAGTGATTAGTTAGATAGTTTTGCAATTCTCGATTGCATATCTTGCAGTTGCCAATAAATCTCAACAAGCGCACTAGCATTGCTTTCGGATTCACCACAAACTTTGCTAGTATCATTGCGAATAATATTTAATGTTTTTTCGATAGACTTGCAAAGGTCATTGCACATTTGATTAGTTGCTGTTTGCATGATGTTTTCCTTTAGTGGGGGCCGAAGCCCCTAGAGTGATTACTTAGAAGCCCGAATGTAGTCGGGATGAAAGACGCCTACAGAGTAAGCAAGAGAATCGAGGGCGCGCTTTTTAGCAGCATTAAGGTCGCCGCACTCCTCAACGATACGATTAGCATCAGATAGGCACAGGCGAGCAGAGGCATCGTTAGTCAAATGCTTGCGTGCTAGGATGATTACCTGGTGAGCGAACATTAGAGTCTCCTTTAGTGGGGGCTTTCGCCCCCGTGAGTGATTAGTTGCAGAGTTCCCAAACAGCGCGAGCATGGGCAAATTCGAACAAGTCAGGACGAATAGCAAACAGTTTGGCTCGCTCCTCATCATTACCAGAGAGGAAAGCAACACCGATACCGTAGCCAACATCACCAAACTTGCCGGTAACCAGTTGACGAGCAGCAGCATTAAGTTCTTGGTTGGTCAGGGTAGTCATGAATGTCTCCTATGTAGTGAACGCTGAGTGCGTAGAGAGATAGTCCCATACTTTTTTGTCTGTGTGCTATCAGACTTTCTTATAGTTGTCTCAACACTTCCTTATGGTGCAATCATGAATGAGAATGATTCTCAGAATAAACAAAGGAACGAAATGCCCAAGAGTCCCGGTCGTCCTGCTGGCTCTGTGAATAAGGCTACTGCTGCTGTCAGAGAGGCTATCGCTCGCATGGCTGAGGATAACGCAGAGAACTTTGTCTCGTGGATTAGCCAAGTGGCCGACAAGAGTCCTGAGCGTGCCTGTGATATCTATCTGCGGGCTATCGAGTATCACATACCGAAACTGGCTCGCACCGAAGTAACTGGTGATGGTGGCGGTCCTCTTTCTATCAAGGTAGTGAGTGGAGTCGATGACTGAAAAGGTTATTGATACTGGGTATCGTCCCAGAGAACCTCAAAGGGCTATCCACAAAGCGGTTGCTGCTAATCGTTTTACTGTAGTCGTTGCACATAGACGTATGGGCAAGACTGTTGCAGCAATCAATCAATTAATCCACTCGGCTCTCAAGAATGGACAGGAGAGTCCTAGATACGCTTACATAGCCCCTACCTATGGTCAGGCTAAGAGAATCGCTTGGGATTATCTGGAGCGATTTACACGCCCTCTGGATGCCAAGCTAAACGTGTCTGAACTCAAGTCGGAGTTCTACGGCAGGCGCATCCAGTTATATGGCTCAGATAATCCTGACAGTCTGCGTGGTCAATACTTTGACGGAGTGGTGATTGATGAGATTGCGGACCAAGACCCGAAAATCTGGAACGAGATTATTCGCCCCGCACTTGCGGATAGGAAAGGGTTCGCGCTATTCCTCGGCACTCCGAAGGGGCGCAACCATTTCGCAGATTTTAGAGATAGGGCGGAAACGTCCCCAGATTGGTCGCTACTGGAATTCAAGGCTAGCGAGACTGGGATTCTCGATAGTGCCGAACTGGCATCCGCAGAGAAAGAAATGGGTACCGATAAGTACCAGCAGGAGTTCGAATGCTCGTTCCATGCTGCAGTCGAGGGCGCTTACTACGGTGCGTTGATTAACCAGTTAGAAACTGACGAGAGAATATGCCGTATACCTCATGAGAGCCTCGCCAAGACGTTCTGCGGGTGGGACTTAGGTATGAGTGACAGTACGGCCATTTGGGTGGCTCAAATCGCCTCTAAAGAGGTCAGGCTAATCGACTTCCATGAGAACCACGGAGTCGGTCTAGACCACTACTTCGAATGGCTACAGGACAATGGCTACCAACACGCTACGCAGATACTTCCGCATGACGTAGAGGTCCGTGAACTGGGCACTGGTAAATCCCGCAAAGAGATTCTCATGGAGGCAGGACTGGAGATAACAGTCGCTCCGAGATTATCTGTAGCCGATGGGATACAGGCAGTCCGCCAGTTACTACCTCGCTGCTGGTTTGAGATTGACAAGACTAAGCAGGGACTAGACGCATTAAGAAACTATCGTCGAGAATATGACGAAAAACGTGCTGTGTTTTATGATAGGCCGCTGCATGACTGGTCTAGTCACGCTGCTGACGCGTTCAGGTACCTTGCTATCGGTCTAAATGAAGGTTCATCCAGTTGGGATAAACCTCTTAATATAAATTCCTCATGGGTGGTTTAATGGATACATATTCGCTGAAGTCGCTAATCGAGTCTGAGATTGATGGCGCAGTCGGTTATCTGGAGTCTGAGACTACGGAACAACGTCGTCAGGCTCTCTCTGCGTATCTGCGTGACCCATACGGGAATGAGGTCGAGGGACGCTCTCAGATTGTCACTGGTGAAGTCGCTGAGGTAATTGATGGTGCCCTACCTCAACTCATGCGTGTGTTCTCTGGTGACGAGGTTGTGCGATTTGAACCGGTATCACCGGGTGATGAGGAAGCCGCTAATCAAGCAACTGACTATTGCAACTGGGTACTGAATCGGGATAACGAAGGCTTCCTGATTATGCGTAATTGGTTTTTCGATGCTCTACTTCAAAAAGTGGGTATCGTTAAAACCTATTGGGATACCAAGGTCGATATTAATAAAGAGACTTATCAGAATTTAACCGATGATGAACTGGTTATGCTTTTGTCTGATAGTAAGTTTGAGATTGTTGCCCAAGACACTCAGGAAATGATTGACCAGATGGGTATGGTCATGCGTATGCACACTGTGCAGGTAGAGAAACGGAATGAAACTGGAACGGTGAAAATCGAGAATGTACCGCCTGAAGAATTCCTTATCTCGAAACGTGCTCGGAATATCCAAGACAGTCCGTTCGTGGCTCACCGTCGTTTGGTTACTCGTGGCGAACTGGTGGCTATGGGCTTCGACAAAGACGTGGTGGCTTCACTACCTGCCAACGACAGTCTTTCTTTTACGCCAGAGCGTGTAGCCCGATTCTCTGAGGGTGAACAACCTCACGATATGCAATCGCTAGACTTTGATATGCAGGAAGTCGAGGTCTTTGAGTGCTATATCGTTACTGGTGAGAAATACACTGAGGAAGATGATTCCGAAATGGATGACTCCGAAATGGACGATTCCGAGATGGATGATTTTGAAATGGACGATGAAGAAGTAGGTCTGACTCATCGTTATAAGATTTTTTATGCCGGTAATGAGATTCTCAGTAAAGAGGAATGTGACTTTATCCCGTTCCACTCCATTTGCCCGTTGCCTATCTCGCATAAGTTCTATGGTCAATCTCTTGCTGACCGCGCTACTGACCTGCAACTGATTAAGACCACTCTGACTCGTCAGATGTTGGATAACCTTTACCTGACGAACAACAATCGGATGATTGCAGTCGATGGTCAGGTGAATCTTGACGACCTGCTGACGACTACTCCGGGTGGTGTAGTACGGGTAAAGAATCCGAATGCCGTCTCTGCGCTCTCTGTGCAGTCTGTAGCGGCTCAGACATTCCCGATGATGGAGTACATCGACGGAGTGCAAGCAAAGCGTACAGGCGTCTCTGACGCGCAGCAGGGGCTTAATCCTGACATCCTGCAAAACGTCACTGCTACTGCTGTAGCTGCTATGACTTCGCAGGCACAAGGCAAACTGGAACTAGTAGCCCGTACATTCGCTGAGACGGGCGTTAAGAGTCTTTTCAAGGGCATCCTATACCTAGCCACCAAGTATTCGGAAAAACCTCGTATTCTGCGTCTCAGGGGCAAATATGTACCTTTTGACCCGCGCACTTGGAAAAGCAGTTATGACGTAACCATTAACGTCGGTCTTGGTAATGGCAATCGGAATGAACAACTTGCCATGCTGCAAATGGTGCTTGCCAAGCAAGAGGAAATCCTCAAGGGATTCGGTCCTGCCAACCCGCTTGTCTCTGTATCTCAATACCGGAATACATTGGCAAAGATGGTTGAAGCCGCTGGTATTAAGGACGTAGACGGTTACTTTAAGCCTGTCACTCCTGAAACTGATGCAATGCTTGAACAACAAGCCTCTCAACAGCAACCTGACCCCAATACTCAAGCAGCACAAATGCTTGCACAGGTTGAACGTGAGAAGAATGAACTCCGCGCTGCGTCTGATGCTGCTCGTATTCAACTTGACCGTGAGCAGATGCAACTTGAAATCGCTCGTAAATCGGCAGAAATGACGATGAAGGCACAGAATGATGCTGCTGCCATCCGTATTAAGGAAGCAGAACTAGCGTTGAAGCAGATTAAATTGGAATTGGAAGCCGCTGTAGCCAATGGAAATGCCGATGTGGCACAATCCGACACAATTCTCAAAGCAATTGATACGATTAACTCACTGATTAAGGTGTAATCATGGGCGGACAACTGGTGCAGCAACCAAAAATGTCGCTTGAGCAAGCAAGGTCTGGTGCCGGTTTGGAATATGACCCTATGTCAAATATGTATTACAAACCTAGCACTGGTCAGTTCTATCAAACCGGTACTGCTGCCAGACAAAACGCCTTTCCTGCTCAGTTGTTTGGAATTTTGGGTAATTTCCCCGGTGCATTTGGGCAGAATCAGGAACCAGAAAACGTAATTAACTATGGCGGATACAGGTTCAACCCATTTACCGGCACTGCTGAAGGCGTTACAAATGGATTCTTTTCCCCAATCGGTAGATTTTCTGAACAAGAAAGAACCTATGCGCCTCCAGTTGGAATCTTGAACCAATTGTTTGGAGGCATTGACTTTTCAAATGCTGGGAAATCATCCGATTCTGGTGCTGCTAGGTTTATGTCAGGACCGACAAAATGAACAAATGTGATTGGGCAAAGAATCTGCTGCTGGACCCGATGTTCAGGGAGATTATTGCTGACATGGAGACTAGAGAAATCAATCGTTGGGCTAATTCTGACGAATTTGATTTTGATTCTCGAAATGCTGCGTATTCGAAACTTGTTGTAATTCGTGAATTCAAAGCACAAATTGAGTCTTTAGCGCATCAAAATGAGATTGAGCGTAAGAGACTCAAGATTTTCTAGCATTTCGCTAGGGAACGCCTCCAGACGTATCTGGAAAATAAGGAAGACAGATGGAAAACACCATGACTCCCGAATCGGGAAGTGGCGAACTAACGGTGAACGATGCTGCAAGCCAGTTTCTTTCGTTGATGGACGGTGGTGAACCCTCGGAAGAGCAAGTTGAACCCGTCGAATCCGAAGAAATTGAGGCCCAAGAGGATGAAGAATCCGCTGAAGTTGAAGGCGACGAGGAAGTAGAGGAACAACCTGTCTACCGCATTAAGGCTGCGGGAGAAGAAAAGGATGTGACCCTTGACGACCTAGTTAAGTCCTACCAACTCGGTGCTGATTACACCAAGAAGACTCAGGAAATCGCTGAACAACGTAAGGCTATTGAGGCTGAACGTAGTGCGATTGAGGAGTCGAGACAACTGAGGGACGCATACGCCCAACGATTGCAAGCGATTGAGCAATTCTTGGCTCAACAGCAATCTGAGGATGACTTGGAGAGCCTGAAAGAAACTGACCCTATCGGCTATGCCGTGAAGGTTGCTGAACTGTCTCAGAAAGAGAAACAACTGTACGCAGTCCGTGCTGAACAACAACGCCTTGCCCAACAGCAACAAGCGGAGTATCAGCAGAATCTGCAACGGTTTGTCCAGACTGAGATGGCAAAACTTTCCCAGACATTGCCGGAATTCTCCGACCCTGAAAAGGGGCAGTCTATTCGCTCTGATTTGCGTAAATTCGCAACCAGTATCGGATATTCAGACGAAGAACTCTCTCAAGTGTATGATTCTCGACATGTGCAAGTGCTTTATAAAGCAATGCAATACGATAAGTTGATGCAGTCGAAGCCGCAGATTACCAAGAAGGTAAATGAGGCTCCGAAGATGCTGAAGCCCGGCGTTGCAAAGGCTAAGTCTTCCGAAGCAGATGCACTTAAAAAGGAAAAGGCGCGTCTCCGCAGTTCTGGACGAGTTGCAGATGCTGCCGCTATTTTTGAACGATTCTTGTAAAGGAAATAATCATGGCTATCTATAACGCCCATGACGCTATCGGCCAACGTGAAGACCTGACCGATGTCATCTATAACATCAGCCCGACTGAAACCCCGTTCATGTCGTCGATTGGCAAGACCAAGGCTACTGCCGTGTATCACGAATGGCAGACCGATAGCCTCGCTGCTGCCACCACCAACAACGCTGCCGTTGAAGGTGCTGACGCTTCGGACGCTACTCTGTCGCCCACGGTTCGTCTCGGTAACTACACCCAGATTCTGCAAAAGACCATCAAGGTCTCGGGCACTCTGGATACGGTTAACAAGGCTGGTCGCAAGTCGGAAAAGGCTTACCAACTCGCTAAGGCTTCGGCTGAAATCAAGCGTGACCTTGAGACCATCCTTCTGAGCAACCAAGGTCGCTCGGCTGGTACGTCGAACAGCACTGCTCGCAAGATGGGTTCGCTGCTCTCGTGGCTGAAGACCAATACCAGCGTTGGCTCGGGCGGTGCTGACCCGACCACCATTGGTGTCTCGACCCGTACCGATGGTACTCAGCGCACCTTCACTGAGCAACTCCTGAAGGATGAAGTTGCTGCTATCTATACCTCGGGTGGCAATCCCAAGGTGCTGATGGTTGGCCCGACTGGTAAGCAAAAGGTCTCGTCGTTTGCTGGTATCGCTGAACAACGCTTTATGGCTCCGGCAAATACTCCGACGACCATTATTGGCGCGGCTGATGTTTATATGTCAGATTTCGGTAGTATGAGCGTTGTTCCGAATCGTTTTATGCGCGCTCGTGATGCTCTGGTTCTTGACCCTGAGTATGCTGCTCTGGCTTATCTCCGTCCGTTCCAAACGAACGAACTGGCGAAGGCTGGTGACGCTGACAAGACCCAGATTCTGGTCGAAGTGACCCTTGAGGTTAAGAATGAAGCCGCTCACGGCATCATTGCTGACCTTAATATGGCACTGTAAGTAGTAGAATTAGGGGGAGGGGGAAACTCCTCTCCCTATTTTTTTGAGGATGAAATGGCAAAAGTAATCCGTAATGATGGTATCCGCGAACAAGTATTCCATGACGTTGACGACGGATACGTTATTGAGACGACTCAGAATATTGACGATATTCTTGCAGTCAATAAACAACAACTTGAATTTGACAAACAGAGAACTGGGTTTGTCAATGATATGCACCATGTAGCACGAATACCCTTTACGGTTATTGACGACCTTAACAAAAAAGGCGTCATGAATGGATTTGCGATTGTCGATGAGACTGAATTCGCAAAATGGCTCAATGGAACTGAAATTGGGCAAGCCTGCAAAACCTATAGGGGACAACTATGAAAGTTGCTGTTTGCGTACCTTGCAGAGACGAAGTTCATACTGCATTCGCATTTGACTTCGCAAAGATGATTGCTTATGACGTTCTGACACGTTGTAAGGACGGTTCTGGTGGCCTACAGATGTACACGATGCCCGGAACCCTTATCTTCGACCAACGAGAGAAACTGGTAGAGATTGCGCTATCTGAGGGGGCTGATGCAGTCCTATTCATTGACAGCGATATGCGCTTCCCAAGAGACCTGATTCAGATTCTCTTGAGTCGTGAGGAAGATATTGTTGGCGTTAATGCCACTAGTCGTAGGCAACCTGTCCTGCCCTGCGCTTTGAATCTTGAGATGGTTCAAGGCAACAAAGAAAACGAACCTGACCACAGGTGGGTAAAGGTAGATTCACGCGGTAAGGAAGGTATTGAACAAGTAACCGCAGTCGGTTTTGGTGTGGTTATGATTCGCAAACAAGCGTTTGAGAAAATTCCTCGCCCTTGGTTTGATGTAGGTTGGGGCCGATGGGGTATTATCGGTGAAGATGTGCATTTTTGTGCAAGAGCAGCAGATAATGGCATCCCTGTATATGTAGACCATAGCCTATCGAAACATATTAAGCATATTGGTATCTATGAATATGGCTGGGATGATATTGACGATGCCAAGTTGAAGGAACTTACAGATGGCCCTAACAAACTACAGCGACCTAAAAACGACAGTCGCAAACTATCTAGCAAGAAGTGACCTGACGAGTCAGATTCCTGACTTCATCCGTCTTGCTGAAGACCGACTGCGTAGGGAACTGCGTATTCGCCAGATGTTGAAGGTTGTGACTACAACTACCACTGCTGGAGATTCAACCGTATCTCTGCCGAGTGATTTCCTTCAACTTAGGGACATTCACTTTGATGGTAGTCCTGTTTCTACAGTGACTTATCAGAGTCCGTCTGCGTTCTTTCGCAATGCTCGCACTGCTGAATCAGGCATTCCGGTGTTTTATACGATTCTTGCAAGCGAGTTCCAGTTTGCGCCTATCCCTGACTCGGCATATACGGCAAGGATGCTCTACTACGCTGCTCCTCCGTACCTTAGCGATAGCAATTCAAGCAATATGTTCCTTGCTAACTGTGTTGACGCACTGCTTTACGCAAGCCTTGCAGAAGCAGAACCGTATCTCATGAATGATGCTCGACTTCAAACTTGGGCATCACTTTATGACCGGGCGATTAACTCTATTACAACCAGCGATGATGCAGGTGAATACTCGGCCTCGCCAATCGCAATTTCTCTTGCTACGAGGTAATCATGGCTAACTTTTCAAACTATCTTGAGAATGCGTTGATTAACGCTACTCTCCGCAACACTTCGTATACGAGTCCTACCACTGTTTATGTGGCCTTGTATACCAGTGACCCTACTGATGCAGACACCGGTACTGAAATCTCTGGTGGTTCTTATGCTCGTACCTCTGTCACTTTTGGCGCGCCCAGCAATGGCGTTGCTACCAACAATGCAGACGTTACCTTCCCGACTGCTACAGGCTCGTGGGGCACTGTGACGCACGTTGGTGTACGCGATGCTACTACTGCTGGCAATCTGCTCTACCACGCCTCTCTCACGACCTCCAAGACTGTTGGTAGCGGCGATATTTTCAAGATTTCCTCTGGCAACCTTTCTGTGACACTTGCCTAACATGGAAATCATCAATTCTGACCCGAATCCGCTAGTCAGATTTGCTTGGACTGTGCGTGATAACGAGTATGTCTACATGGACACTTGGGAAATGACTCAAGAAGAATGGGATGCGCTCAAGCCTGAAGAAATTGAACGCCGCCAGCAAGAGCAATACGCCAAGTGGCGCGAATATATGGCTAATCCGGGGGCTTAATGGCTAATCGCTATTGGGTTGGTGGCACTGCGTCTTGGGATGGTACTGCTGGTACCAAGTGGTCTGCTACGTCTGGTGGCGGCGGCGGCGCTTCTGTCCCAACTACTGCCGACGATGTATTTTTTGACGCTAACTCCGGCGCGGCTGTTGTAACAATCTCAACAGGCAATACTGGATGCCGCTCATTAATATGTACTGGGTTTACTGGAACTTTAACTGGGTCTGCTGGGATTACTATTGCCGGTAGCGTTACGTTAGTTAGTGGCATGACTCATACATATGGCGGAGGAATTACTTTTTCTGCTACTACAACTGGCAACACAATAACGGCAGCAGGAAAAAATTTAAGTAGTAGCAACTCAACCTTTAATGGCGTTGGGGGTGAATGGACTCTGCAAGACACCCTCACGATGGGTAACTCTAACAATGGTATAAACGTTAACGCTGGTACATTAAACACAAATAACCAAACAATTAACCTTGGTGGTTTGGGTTCTTCCGGTAGTAGTGCAAAAACAATAAATTTAGGAAGTTCCACGATAAATTTAACTTCAGGGTTTTCGCCAATTGATTTTTCCGCATCAACAGACCTTACGTTAAATGCTGGCACATCAACTATAAATTGTACTGGCACTATGAACAGCGGAAGTTTTAACCCCGGTAGCGGAAGAACTTTTTACAACGTTAATTTTACAGCAAATACATCATCAACCGCAAATATATCGGGTGCTAATACATACAATGATGTTTCTTTTACTGGCACCAGCGGCAATACTGTAGCCATATCTTCATCAAACGTATTTAACAATCTTAATATTACTGCGCCAACATCCGGTATTAGGCAAGTTACTTTTGCCGGAAATCAAACAATCAATGGAACTCTTACGGTAGCCGGTGCAACCGCTGTTCGTCGTATTTTTGTTCGGTCTGACACACTTGGAACCTCTCGCACACTAACAGTTAACAGTCTATCTGCCACGGACTGCGACTTCCGCGACATCACGATTGCAGGCACTGCTGCTGGGTCTTCTCCGACTCGCGCTGGTGATTGCGGTGGAAACTCTGGGATTACGTTCCCTGCGGCCAAGACTGTTTACTGGAACCTCGCGGGTTCACAAAATTGGTCCGCTACGGCATGGGCAACGTCAAGTAACGGAACGCCGAATATTGACAACTTTCCGCTAGCACAAGACACGGCAACCTTTACAAACGATGGTGCTGCCGGAACAGTAACATTTCAAAACTTCAACATTCCGTCTGTTGATATGTCTGCGCGCACTAGCGCAATGACATTTAGTTTTGGTGCCACCGCAACTACTTACGGTAGTTGGACTATTGGTTCTGGTGTGACTTTATCTGGAACAAACACACTCACGTTCTCAAATAGAAGTACAGCAACCATAACATCAAGTGGAAAAACTTTTAGTTGCCCAATAACAATTGATGCGTTGTCCACAGTCCAACTTGGCGATGCGCTTGTTCTTGATTCAGCAAGAACACTAACGCTTACTAGAGGTACGTTTAACGCAAGTAATAATAATATTACAACTGGTTTATTTGCTTCTAGCAACAGTAATACCAGAACGCTCACAATGGGTTCTGGTATTTGGACATTGAGTGGCACTGGCACTGTTTGGAATTTTGCAACTACCACAAATCTTACGTTCAACAAAGACACAGCAAATATCGTTATTAGCAACACAACAACATCTGCAAGAACATTTGCTGGTGGTGGCCTCACTTATAACAAACTAACTATTGGCGATGCTACTGGTACGTCAACGCTGACTATTACCGGTAGCAATACATTCAGTGAAATCGACAGCACCAAGACTGTTGCACACACAATCACATTTACTGCGGGCACTACCACAACAGTTACCACTTGGTCTGTTAAAGGAACGGCTGGAAACGTAGTAACACTTAATAGTGCTACTGCTGGCACTCCATACACGCTCGCAAAGGCTGGCGGCGGATTCCTTACGGGCATTGATTATTTGAACGTCCGTGACGCTATTGGTAGCCCAATTTCGGATACTTGGTATATCGGTGCTAACTCTGTCATAAATACGACAGCACCTAATAGCGGCTATGCACTGTTCACTACGCAACGTGCTGATAATGCCATTGTTGTTCTTACCTCAACATCCTCTACCTCGTGGACCGTTCCAGCGGATTGGAACAACTCATCCAATTCAATAAATCTGATTGGTGGTGGAGGTGGTGGTGCGGGTGGGCGTTCTTCTGGTAACAATCGCGCTGGTGGCGGTGGCGGTGGCGGTGGCGGATTTACTCGCTTAACAAACCAAACTATAAGTGGTTCAATCACATATCAAGCGGGTACTGCTGGTGCAAATGGTGCTGTTGGTGCAGATGGTACTGCTGGTGGTACGACTTCATGGAATTCAGGCGCAGCAACCGCTGGTGGCGGCGGTGGTGGGTCGGCTACAACCACTCCAACATCCACCGGTGGTTCGGGAGGTACTGGAACCACTTACAACGGTGGTAACGGTGGTGCAGGCTCAACGTCCACTATCGCGTCAACTGGTAATGCAGGTGGTGGTGGAGGTGGTGCTGCTGGCCCGAATGGTGTCGGTGGTAATGGTGGAAATGGATTTGGTTCTACTACTGCTGCGAACATTGCCGGTGGTGGTGGTGGTGGCAACGGTGGTGGCACTTCTGGTGGCAACGCTTCCTCGGCAACTGGTGGTACTGGCGGCAACAATTCAGCCGGTGTTGGTGGTGGCGCCTCAAATACGAGTGGCGTAGTGGGTGGTGGTGGTGGTGGTTCTGTAAGCGCAGCAAGTGCAGGCGGCAATGGTATTGATATTTTTGGCATTGGTTCTGGTGGTGGTGGTGGTGGCGAAGACGATGCTGACTTCTCAAACATTGGCGCTGGACTATATGGCGGTGGCGGTGGTGGTGCTGGTGTAAGCACTGCGGGAACAACTCGTGCTGGCACTTCTGGTTCCCAAGGCGTAATCATCATTGTCTATACGCCTTCTGGTAGTGGCATTATTGAGGGCGCATCCGCGATTTCTACAACTGCAACTGTATCGTCTGCTGGGATAGTAAATTACTCCGCAGCATCTTCAGTATCTGCTAATGCAGTTTTATCTGCATCTGGATTTTTGACCTTCAATGGGTCATCTTTAATTTCGTCTTTTGCAGTAGTAACAGCAAATGGAGTTTTAGTCGGTATAGTTTTAGGGGCGGCATCAATATCTGCAAATGCAACAGTTTCGGCAAACGGTGTAATTACTTACAAAGGTGAATCTGCAATATCTGCAAATGCCATTGTTTCTGCACTTGGAAGCAAAGTATTTTCTGCACAATCATCAATATTCGGTAATTCGACTGTTTCCTCTGCCGGTCTTGTTGAAAGAATTGGTTTTGCAAACATCAATGGTGTGGCAACTGCCACCGCACAAGCGCAATACACAGCATCTGGTGATGTTGTAATTCAATCTGTTGCTACAGTCGTTCCTTTTGCGAATGTTAGATTCTCAGCAGAATCTGCAATTTCTGGATTTGCAACACTTCTTCCAAATGGAAGAATAATGGGTGATGAGTGGTCTACCGTTCAAGAAGAACAGAACACTTGGGATGATGTAAATATCGGCACTAACGTCTGGACAGAAGTTCAATCAGGTGAAAATACATGGCTACGACAAGGCTAACTTTTGGCGAATGGACCCCTGACCGTCCGGGTGTTGCTGGAAACATGACAGATGCGATGAACGTATATCCAGTAGGTACTGGCTACGCATCTTTCCCCAATAAGGCTACGTTTGGTAACGCAGCATCAGAGACTTTGCTTACCGTGTTTGGCGGGAAGGCTTCTGGTACTTCACAACTGTTTGCGGCGAGTGCGTCGAAGATTTATAAGTTCGATGCAGCAACGCTAAATTTTAGTGATGTATCCAAAGCGGGTGGATACGCAAACGCACCTACAGATGTAGTCCAATTTGGCAACGTGCTTATTTCCGCCAACAATGCAGAGAAGTTGCAGGCGTGGACGATTGGAACATCTACTGTATGGGCAGACCTATCCGCTGCTGCTCCTGTAGCGAGGTTTGTCACCATTGTGCGCGACTTCGTTGTCAGTGGGTATCAGTCGAACAATCCGAATCGAGTTCAGTGGAGTGACATCAATGATGAAACTGATTGGACATCTGGTGCCGCTAGTCAAGCAGACTCGCAGGACATTCCCGATGGTGGTGATATCGTCGGTCTAACTGGTGGCGAGTTTGGTCTTGTGTTTCTGCAAAACTCAATTCACAGAATGAGTTATGTCGGAAGTCCTTTGTTCTTCCAGTTTGACAATATCTCTCGTGGCGTTGGATGCGCTGCAAACGGGTCTATTGCACAGTACAAGCAAGTCTCGTTCTTCTTGGGAGACAACGGTTTCTATATGTGCGATGGTCAAACCGTCACGCCAATCGGTGCTGAAAAGGTTGACAGATGGTTCTTTGACAATGTTGACATTCAAGAAATAGACAACATGAGTTCTCAGGTTGACCCTGAACGGAAACTTGTTATCTGGAACTTTAAGAACGTATTCAATGGTTACTACCAACTGATGTTCCAATGGGAACTTCAGCGTTGGAGTTACAGCAACATCGCTATCACAAGCATTGGCGGTGCATTGACCGCTGGCGTTACTCTTGAGCAACTTGATAACTACGGCACTGTTGACTCTATCGAAGTGAGTTTTGATGCTCGTCAATGGGCTGGCGGCAAGTTCTTTGTTGCAGGCACGTTTGGTTCCAACGTAGTCAGTCTTGAAGGCACTACTTTGACAGGCAATCTTGTGACCGGAGACATTCAGATGGATGGCCTGAACAGCGTTGTAACGCTTGCTAGGCCCATCATTGACGGTGGTAGTGCATCAGTATCAGTCGCTAGTCGCAAACTCTTGAATGCTGACGTTTCTTTCAATACTGCCGTTGCAGCAGACTCTGAAAACAGAGTGTCTTTGCGTTCTGCTGGCAAGTACCACAGAATCAAGGTCATCCCATCTGGGAACTGGGTTACTGCTGTCGGAGTAGATGTTGAACTTGCAGAGCAAGGTACACGATGACTACGTTTCGCACTGTTCAACCGGGTTCTACTGATGTCAGAACGACTCAGGAAATCATCCGTGGAATCATGGATGGTAAAACAAACAATGTCGGCACAATTACGCTAAACACGGGCAATGCCACTACCACTGCGCTTTATGACGAACGCATTGGCTATGACAGCGTCATCATCTTGGTTCCAAAGTCAGCAGCAGCGATTGATGACAATGCACCGTATGGCGCATTCCAAGATGACACAGACCAGACAGTTACATCGACTACGATTGCGTATGCGATGAAACTTACTACTACCGATTTCACAAACGGTGTGTATGTATCAGACACATCCAGAATGAATGTTAGAAACGCTGGCATGTATAACCTTCAGTGGTCTGGTCAGTTTGAAAACACCGATTCACAGATTCACGATGCAAGCGTTTGGCTTCGCAAGAATGGAACTAACATCCCCGGTTCAACTGGTTTTGTTTCTGTCCCCAATAAGCATGGCGGTGTTAATGGAACGATTATTGCAAGTTGGAATTACTTTGTTGAATGCGCTGCTAATGACTATATCGAAATCATGTGGTCAGCAACTAATACCTCAATAAGCCTTCAGTTTTATCCGACTGCCACTAGTCCTACTAGACCTAGCACTGCGTCTGTTATTGCAACAATGCAATACGTTGCACCTTCAGCCACAACTAATGTTTACGCAAGCGACTTACAACAGGGAAGCGCAATATTGAACCACTGGGCTAACAGTACCGCCGATAAAACATATTCTTATGTGGTGATTGGATAAATGGACGTAAGGTACCTGCCAAAAGATGAATTGCGTCAGTGGTGGCCTTGGGTTCGTAAAGGCTTAGATAAGGTTTTAGAGAAAACTCCGGAATCTTGGATTCCAGAAGATTTGTACTGCGATTGTTATGAAAATCGTTCAATGCTTTGGGTGGCACTAGAATATAATCGACCCATTGGATTTTTTGTTATTCAACCGAATCAAACAAACATCCATGTCTGGGTTGCATATCTAGAAAAGCCCAACCTTCAGCATCTTCAAGAAGGTTTAGAGCATATAAAGGGTATCGCCAGAAATGGTGGTTGTCAGACCGTAACCTTCTCATCATTCAGGAAGGGATGGTCTAAACGTGCTAGGGAACTAGGATTCTCTGAACGCACTTGGATATGTGAGGTGTGATATGGGTGGCGGCGGCGGACAAAGTAGTACAACTAGGCAACAGATTGACCCGTTTCTTCGGCCTTTTGTAAAGTATGGGTTGAATGAGGCGCAGCGTCTCTACCAATCTGAGACTCCTTCGTTCTTCCCCGGACAAACTTTTGTTGGTCCTTCGGAAGCGACAACTGGTGCCATTCAATCTGCTACGAATCGCGCTCTACAGGGTAGCCCTCTCCTTGGCGCGGCACAACAACAGCAGCAAGGCGTGATTGGTGGTCAGATGCTTGGTACGAACCCGTACTTCCAAGCAGCACTAGCCCCTGCTGCACAAGTCGCTACACAGCAATACTATGACGCAATGACTGGACTGGGGTCTCGTGCTTCTCAGGCTGGCCGTTATGGTTCCGAAGCAATGGCCCGTCAAGAAGACCGTGCTGCTACTGCTCTGGCTAACGCTTTGTCTGGTAAAGCAGGTCAGTTGGCTTACGAGAACTACGCTACTGAACGTGCATTGCAAGAAGCCGCTGCTACTCGTGCGCCTCAAATGGCCGCTGCTGACTACATGGATATCAACCAACTGCTCAAGGCAGGTCAACTTGGTGAGTCCTATCAGCAACGCGCACTTGAAGACGAAATGGCTCGCTTTGAGTTTGAGCAGAATAAGCCTTATGCAAAACTTCAAACATTTCTTTCAAGCGTCTACGGTGCGCCTCAAGGCTCTGTTACGCAAAGCACCTCTGGTGGCAAGATTGTCTGTACGGCAATGTGCAAGGCTTATGGATTCGGTTCGTTCCGTCAAAAGATTTGGCTTGAGCATTCCAAGAATCTGCATCCTGCCTTCCAAGTTGGTTATCACGCTATCTTCCTGCCTGTTGTTGAATACGCATACAACGGAGAATTGACTCTTGGAAAGAAAATCACACGCAAGATTGCAGAACATATTGCACGGCATCGTACTGCTGATATTTGGAAGCGCAAGCGTGGCCGTTTTGATTTGCTTGGTTCTGTTTATCGCGGAATCCTTGAGCCGTTCTGCTTCGCTGTAGGGATGCTGAAGACGCACCGACTGGAGGTCGTATGAGTGGGCTAGAACCAATCCTAATCGGTGCTGCTGTAGGTGCCGGAACCTCTGCTGTATTCGGTGGTGACCCTCTGAAGGGTGCGCTTCTTGGTGGTGCTACTGGCGGTCTTGGTGGTGCTGGTGGATTGTTCGGTGGCGCAAAAGGCGTTGGTGCTGGTCTGAAGGTCACTGGTGCTGCGGCATCTGCTCCCGGAAGCCTCTTAAGCCAACCAATTGCCAATGTTGCCCCAATCGGATTCAAGGCTCCGCTTGACTTGGGTATTTCTGCTGTTACGCCTGCATCTTTGGTTGACGATGCAATTTTGTCTACGGCACAACCAATGAATGCTACTGCTGCTGCAATGGGTGGCGGTTTCAAATTGCCTGCAAACGCAGCAGAAATTGTTGGACAGAATCCAAGCATTTTGGACAATCTGCGTGAATATATGCCGTCTGGTCGTGACCTTGCTGGACTTGGCCTGCAATCTGCAATGCAGCCTCGTCCTACTGTGCAAGCACCTGCTGGTGGCATCACACAAGGTCGTGCGCCTGATGTTGCTGCCGTTCAAAATCTTGTTAGTTCAATGCGTAGGAAGCCACCTGAAGGCATCCTAGGCGATTATTTCGGGTGACACTATGGACGGATTCTTTGCACCTCCTCCGATGATTACTGGGCTTCTTGGAGAGCAAGAGGCTGAACGTCTGCGTAAGCAATCTATCGGTACTGGTCTAGTCGGTGCGCTGATTGGCGGTCTTACTGCTGCTCCTCTGTACCGTACTCAAGGTATTGCTCCTATTCTTGGACAAGCACTCTCTGCTGGCTTTCAAGGCTCTCAGAACGTGTACTCCAATGCACTAGAGGGCTACATGACGCAGCAGAAGATTGCTGAGATGCAACGTCAAGAGCAACAGCGTAAGGCACAAGAACAGGCAATCACCGATTTTGCTGCGTCCAATCCTGAATTGGGTCAAGTCCTACGGGCTTTCCCATCTGCTGCGCCAAGTGTACTTGAAAAAATGTACACGCCTTCAAAGCCAGAAAAACTTATCGGTAATGTCAACCCAAGTGATGTAACTCCAGCATCTTTGGCGAAATTTGCACAATCTGGAAATTTCCAAGATTTGGAGTTTATTGACAAAACTAAGCCACCAGAACCAGAAAGATTTGCTGGTGCTTATGGAAATCTTGCTCTTTCAATGTTTGGAACCAGTGTTGTTAGCAATTTGACAGCACAGCAACGTCAACAACTTGATGCTGAAGCACGTCGTCGAAATCTTGAGCGACCTCCTTCGGCTATTGTAAATGTTGGAGTTAAAACTGGAAGCAAGTTGGGCGAATCCATTGCCGCTGCTGAAGGCCAAAAGATTAGCGCACTTTATGAATCTGCTCAAGGCGTTCCTAATACACTTCAAACAATTCAAGAAACTAGAAAAATTCTTGATAGTGGGAATGTAATTACTGGTATTGGTGCTGATGCAAGGCTTGACCTTGCTCGTTTGGGTCAACTGCTTGGTACCGGCGGTAAAGACAATACAGAAACTGTTGCAAATACTCAGAGACTGTTTGCAAACCGCGCACAATCAATGCTTGATGCAATCAAGTCTTCTGGTCTTGGTTCTGGTCAGGGTTTCTCTAATGCTGACCGTGAATTCTTGCAAAAAGCAAAAATGGGTGGAATTCAATTCAACGAACAAGCACTGCGTAGACAGTTGGATATTGAAGAACGTGTTTCTCGTGCTATTGCTATTAATTGGAATAAGCGTTTGCAAAAACTTGACCCAGAAATTGTTTCTACTGTTGGATATTCTCCGGTTGAACTTCCTGAAGTACAAGTTCCTGCTGGAACAGCACCTAAAGGTGTTACTCAGCAACAATGGAATGTCATGACTCCAGAGCAGAGGAAACTATGGCAGACGCGATGACAGAACTTGAGAAGCAAAGAGCATTGGCGATTGCTGATGCTAATTTGAAACTCATGCAGCAAGAGCAAGCCCCTGTTGCAGAAGGCCCGCCTGAACTAACTGCTGGACGTGCCGCTGGCATGGTTACTCGCGGTATGGTTCCACCTGCTGCCGGTGCTGCATTGGGTGCTGGTATTGGGATGCTTGGTGGGCCTGCTGCTCCAATTACCGTCCCATTGGGTGCTTTGGCTGGCTCCTTGGCAGTGCCTGCTGCCGACTTGCTTGCTGGTGGCATGAGAGCCGCAGGGATGGATGTTGGGTACCCTTCAGAACTCGTACAGCGTAGCCTGACAGCACTTGGATTGCCTGAACCTCAAACCACTACTGAGCG